CAATTCATCAGCTGCGGAAACAGGAACTTACGGCATTGACCCAACTGCCACAGGATTTAATTTAGCCGCTGGATGGGGTGCTGGAGATTACATCTACATAGCCATTCGCAGAGGCCCGATGAAAGTGCCTACTGTGGGGACTAGTGTGTTTACACCAATTGCCCGTACAGGTACTGGCACAACTGCCACTGTTAGCGGTGTTGGATTCTCACCCGATTTGTTTATTGGGCAGATTCGCGGTACAGCAGGCTATTGGAATGGTGTGGTGGATAGACTGCGCGGCGTAAATAAACGCCTTGTCACTTCACAAACAAATGCTGAAGACACAACGACAGATGCTGTAACCTCATTCACAATGGATGGTTCTACGCTTGGCGCAGACAGCAACGGGTTTGTGAATGAATCTGGTAAAACTTATATTGAATGGAACTTTAGACGTGCCCCCAGCTTCTTTGATGAGGTTTGCTATACAGGGGATGGTGCAGCAACCCGCACATTAGCGCACAATTTAACAGTAGCACCAGAATTGATGATTGTGCGTATGCGTAATAGCAGTGGTTACTGGAACACATTTTTTAATTTTGGCAGTACAAGTTGTTCAATAATGACACTTGACGATACTGCGGCCGCTAGTTCAAGTAGTTACACAGGCAATTTTTCTAAATTTGGTGGCGCACCAACTAGCTCAAGTTTTATTGTAACTAATCCATTTTTTGGTGAAATAAATACGTCTGGAACAACTTACGTTACTTACCTATTTGCCACTTGTGCAGGTGTTTCCAAAGTAGGCTCATACACAGGAACAGGAACGACACTTCAAGTTAACTGTGGCTTCACAGCAGGGGCAAGATTTGTTCTCATCAAGCGCACCGACTCAACTGGTGATTGGTATGTATGGGACACAGCACGAGGCATTGTGTCAGGTAATGACCCATACTTGCTCTTGAATAGCACAGCCGCTGAAGTAACATCTACCGACTACATTGACACCTACAGCGCAGGGTTTGAAATTAGTTCAACTGCGCCATCTGCCATCAATGCAAGTGGTGGAACATTCATCTTTTTAGCAATTGCTTGAGGTAATCAAAATGCAAATCAGAACACAAACAGGCGCAGTAATGTACGAAGCAGAGTTTCGTGCATACACAAAAGCCAATGGTGGCCCATCATGGGAAACAACAACAACTGAAGTCTTAACATCTTTGGGTGCTGATGTAGTCTTTGAAGGCCCACAAGCTACGGGCGGTACTGTTTACCAATACTCTCAAGCCTCTGGTGTTGAGCAGATTGATGGCAAGTGGTACACAAAGTATGTGCTTGGCCCTGTCTTTGCAGACACTACAGATGAGACGGGCAATGTCACAACTGCTGCCGAACATGAGGCTGCATACAAAGCTGCCAAAGATACCGAGCAAGCCAAATCTGTACGCACCACACGCGACACCAAGCTGGCCGACTGCGACTGGCGCGTCATCAAGGCTGCTGAGACTTCAACAACATTGGATGCAGCCTGGGCAACTTATCGCCAAGCCTTGCGTGATGTGACTGGCCAGTCTGGATTCCCTTGGACCATCACATGGCCTGATGCGCCTTAATGAATCATGGATGCAGATGTCGATAAAAGGCTTGCCGTGCATGAAGCGATCTGCCTAGAGAGATACAACAACATAGACAAGTCATTGCGCGATGGGGACAAGCGCATGACGAAGATTGAATATCTTCTCTATGCGGTGATCATTGCCGTGTTGTTTGGACCAGGTGTGGCTGCCGAATTCGTCAAGAAAATATTCGGGCTATGAAAGACTGGGCCGTGGCAATCATTGCTGCGGTCTGTATCACTGTCTTTGTGATTTGGGGCAGTTTTGTCATCATTTTGTTTTGGCCATGATTTATGCTCTGGTCCTATTAGCAGCAGCTGCCGAATACAGATGCACTAGGTGGGCATGGACTGGTGATGTCTACAATCGGAAGGTTGTTTGTCTCAAATGGGAAAAGGTTGAGAAAAAATGATTGATCCGATGACAGCCCTTGCGGGCATTCAGCAAGCCATCAGCATGGTCAAGAAGGCCAGCAAGGTGGCCAATGACCTAGGCTCACTCGCGCCAATGATTGGCAAGATGTTTGATGCTAAGTCCACTGCGACCAAGGCATTGATTGAGGCCAAGAAGGGCAAAGGCTCAAACATGGGCACGGCCCTCCAGATTGAAATGGCACTGGAGCAGGCCAGAGCCTTTGAGGAAGAGCTGAAAATGCTCTTTATGACCACCGGCAAAATTGATGTCTGGAACAAGATTAAAGCCCGTCAAGAGCAGATGGACAGGGATGATGCCAGAGAATTAAATGCTTTACAAAAAGCAGAGAAGGCAGCCAAGGCCAAAGAGGAAGAAATGCAAGAGCTGGCCATCATCATTGGCGGTGTGGCTTTCGTCTTGTTCTTGGTATTCATCGGCATCAATGAGCTGATGGACTTTTGTGCAACAACTCGCAGATGCGGTGGCAGATGAATGAGTATCAAAAGACCTTTGACCTGGCACTCAAGATATTTGTCTATGGGTGTGTGGCGCTTTGGTTTCTTGGTTTTCTAAAGTTTTTGCCAGATGACTTATCTGACAAAATTGTCAATTTACTGCTGGGCAGAGTAGGATTGGGAAAATGAGATATCTATTGCTTCTGTTACTGCTAACTGGCTGTGAAGACCGCTATCGGTACAAGTGTCAGAATCCTGACCACTTTCACGCAGCAGAGTGCCAAAAGCCAAAATGTCTATTCACTCAGCAGTGTCCAGAGTATCTGGTCGCACCCATCTTGGAGAAACAAGTCAATGCAAACCAGCCAGAAACCAAATCTAACCCCTGACGAGATCGAGGTCAGAGTCTGGGGTTTTGTGGTCATTTCGGTGACTTGCATTCTTTGCTTCATTGTGGTGGCGCTTTTGTACTCTGTGACTTTTGTCACTCAGCCCATCAAGTCTATGGCCCCAATTGACCAGGCATATACAAAGATGCTGAACGACATTGTTCTTTTGATTGTTGGCGGCATTGGTGCGGTGATGGGTAAAAAGGCAGTGGGGACTGCTGCCAAGGCTTTTGGTGGCCAGCAATCCATGCAACCCATGGGCCAGTGCATAGGTCAGTCCATGCAAGGCTATGGCCAGCAATACGGCTACAGCAACAATCACGGGTTTAACGCGAGGACCAATGGCATACCCAGTCAGCCCTTTGGGGCAATGCCAACATGGACCAATCCAGAGCTTGACGAGTCTTGGACTCCTGGTCCACCACCTACAACGCCACCGGACCATCTTGAGGATGACCATGAGCGCATTCAACTGGCTGCGGCCAGACAGGAGGCAGAATAATGTTTGGCATCCCATTACCCTATATTGCTCTAGCAATCTGCATTGCCTTGTTTGGTTCTTACCGAGGTGGCTATCACTTTGGCTGGGAAGACAGGGACAATGACATGAAGATTGCCATTGCCAAAAAGAATGATGAAGCCAGAGCCAAAGAGAAAGAGCTTGGCGACAAACTGCAAGATCAGGAAACTAAACTCAGAAAGGCCCAAGATGATATTGTCAAGAAACAGTCTGCTATGCATGAGCTTGCTAGGACTGGCCGGCTGCGCCTCCCAACCGCAAGTTGTCCACAAGCCAATGCAAGTGCCAGCATTGCCACTGGAAATCCACAACCCAGCCAGCCCGATGCAACCGAACTTGAGCGACAGACTATTGCAACTCTTATCGATATCGCAGCCGAAGGAGACAAAGCCATCACCAAGCTCAACGCCTGCGCCAGCGCCTACGAAGAAGTAAGGAGACTTGTCAATGGTCAATAGTGAACAGCTGGCCAAACTGCACATTGGTCCAGAGTGGGTGGATGCGCTGAACGAGACATTTCAGCGCTTTGACATTTCAAACCCACTGCGCCAAGCGGCCTTTATTGGCCAGTGTGGCCATGAGTGTGGCAACTTCAGAATCTTGGAAGAGAACTTGAACTATCGCGCAGAGGCTTTGCAGAAACTTTGGCCAAAGCGCTTTGACGCTGCCAAGGCCCAGATGTGTGCCAGAAACCCAAAGCTCATTGCCAACACTGTCTACAGTAGTCGCATGGGCAACAGGGATGAGGCTTCTGGGGATGGGTATCGTTTCCGAGGCCGAGGCTGCATCCAGTTGACTGGCTCTGCCAACTACCACCATGCAGGTCAAGCACTGGGTGTGGATTTGATCATGCAGCCAGAGCTGGTGGCCACGCCCCAGTATGCAGCGCTGACTGCTGGTTGGTTCTGGGATGTCCAAAAGCTCAACCAGTATGCGGATAACCAAGACTATCGGACCATGACCAAGAAGATAAATGGCGGCTTTATTGGCCTTGATGATCGGATTAAGCACATCAACCATGCGCTGTCTGTCCTGACATAATTAGCCCATGGCCAGCCAAACACAACAACTTGAGAATCCAACACCACCAGGACTTGGTTATCCGACCGAGGTCTATGAGCGCAGGCATTTCAACGAAAACAATGGCGCATTGACTGTTTACTTTAAGAAACTGTCATTTGTGTTGGGGTCTTTGTTTGGCCCAAGAGGTGGCCGGTTTATGAATAACCCCCATGGGGCTTTCCAAGATTCTACCGACCAAGTGGCTGCCAACACCACCACGGCCTATCCGGTCACATTCAACACCACAGACTTTGCCAATGGCGTGACTATTGCCAGTGGATCAAGGATTACTGTGGCCGATGCCGGAATCTGGAACTTGCAGTTTTCCATTCAGTTTACAAATACGACAAATTCTTCTCAGGATGTGGATGTCTGGTTTCGGGTCAATGGTACAAATGTAGCTAACTCAAACAGCAGATTTGGCTTTGCACCTAGAAAAGGTGCTGGAGACCCGTATCACACCATTGCTGCCATGAATTACTTTGTCAGCTTAAATGCGACCAACTATGTTGAGATAATGTGGAGGCCAACCGACACGGGTGTGTCCATTGAGCAATACGCTGCTGGAACAAGCCCAACACGGCCAGCAGTCCCATCAGCCATTGTCACAATGAGCTTTGTCTCAAACATTACCTAAATACTGCCATGTACATACCTTTAAAGCTACCCCCAGGTGTTTTCCGAAATGGTACTGAATACCAGGCAGCAGGCCGCTGGTATGACGCAAACCTAGTTCGCTGGTATGAGGGGACACTGCGCCCCATCAATGGATGGCGCACCAGGTCAAGCTCACAGATGACAGGCTCATGCCGAGGCATCATTACTTGGCGCGATAACAGTTCCAACCGATACATTGGCGCTGGAACGCATTCCAAGCTCTATGCCATGAACGAGGCTGGCACACTCAAAGACATTACGCCCACAGGCTTCACAAGTGGCTATGCAAGCTCCACAACCCTCACAGGCTATGGCTACAGCACCTATGGCACATTTGCCTATGGTGTGGCACGGCCAGACACCGGCACACCCATTGCAGCCACTACTTGGTCACTTGATACATGGGGCGAGTATTTGATTGCTTGCTCTTCATGGGATGGCAAGATTTATGAGTGGCAGCTTGGCTTTGCAACGCCCACCAAGGCGGCAGCAATTACCAATGCACCAACTGGAAACAAGGCGGTTTTAGTCACTCAAGAGCGAATCATCTTTGCCCTTGGCGCTGGTGGAAACCCAAGGAAAGTGCAGTGGTGCGATCAAGAGAACAATACCCAATGGACACCAGCTGGTGACAATCTGGCAGGCGACTATGATCTGGCCACACCAGGCTCACTCATTGCTGGCAAGCGCGTGAAGGGTGTGAATCTTCTGTTTACCGATGTGGATGTCCACACGGCCCAGTATGTTGGCGCTCCATTTGTCTATGGCTTTGAGAAGGCTGGCTCTGGCTGCGGTCTCATTTCGGCCCAGGCAGTGGCGGCCATTGACACGGCAGCCATTTGGATGAGTAGGGCAGGCTTTTGGATTTATGACGGCTATGTCAAGCCACTGCCAAGCGATGTGTCAGATTACATTTTTGACAATATCAACTATGCGCAAGCCTCCAAGATTTATGCGGTCCATGTCAGCAAGTTTGGTGAGATTTGGTGGTATTACCCAAGTGCAGCCAGTAATGAGAATGACAGCTATGTCACGTTCAATTACAGAGAAAACCACTGGAACATTGGCACATTAGCCAGAACTGCCGGTGTTGACGCTGGTGTGTTTACCTATCCCTTGATGGTTTCAAGTGATGGCTACATCTACGAGCATGAGGTCGGCTTTAACTATGACAGCGCCAGCCTTTATGCTGAGTCTGGTCCAGTGCAATTGGGCAATGGCGACAACATTATGAACATTCGCCAAGTCATTCCAGATGAGCAGACACTGGGCGAGGCGGTGGTGTCATTCAAAACCCGTAATTACCCAACTGGCACACAATCATCATTTGGGCCATATACGGCAGCAAACCCGACTTCAGTCCGGTTTTCTGGCCGCCAAGTCAATGTCAAGGTTACTGGCAACACTTTGGCCGACTGGCGCGTTGGGGTGATGAGATTAGAAGCTGTGGCAGCTGGCAAGCGATGAGTGACCAAGAGCATTTGGAAAGGTTGCGCCACCATGTGGAGGCTGCCTTAGAATACTCTGGAGGCACACACAATTTTGACGATGTCGCTGAGATGGTTGAAAAACAGCAATTACAGCTGTGGCCAGCCAAAGACTCGGTGGTATTGACAGAGATCATTGTCTATCCCAGGCTAAAGAATTTGCATTATTTTCTGGCTGGTGGCGACCTAGATGAACTCTCACGGATGAGACCAATGATCGAATCCTGGGGCAAATCACTTGGTTGCACCAGGGTGACTTTGGCAGGCCGAAGAGGCTGGGCAAAGACATTTTTGAAAGACGAAGGGTACAGTCCACAATGGTCTGTACTTGCAAAGGAACTTTAGGGGATAAATATGGCATCACAAGCACTTGAATGGGCGCTCAACAATGGCATGACGCAAGCGCAATTTGATCAAAGAATCTTTGATTATGTTGCCAAAAACATTGCCACAAAATCACCAGCGGAATTACGCATTGAGATGGACCGACTTGGTATCGGTGCAGACGATGTGGCCCGTGCCACTGGTGTCAGTGCTGCTGATGTGCAAACCCAATACACGGCTGCACTGCCAAAGACTCAGGCTGAATTGATTGCCAAAGCTGCTGCTGATGCAGAACTTGCAGCCCGTACAGCCAGAGACACCACAGCATCACAAGCCACAATTGCTGCGGCCCAACAACAGGCTGCAACTTCTCAAGGCTTATTAGGTGCTGGTGATCAAACTGCTGCGGCAGCGGCAGCGGCTGCACTTGCTGCCCAGCAAAAAGCTGCGGCTGATGCAGCGGCCAAGGCTCAAGCGGCTGCGGCTGCTGCGGCTGCAAAGGCTGCGGCTGATGCAGCGGCTGCAAAGGCTGCTGGTGATGCGGCTGCATTAAAGGCGGCCCAAGATGCAGCGGCTAAGGCTGCGGCTGAAAAGGCGGCTGCTGATGCAGCGGCTGCGGCTGCTGCAAAAGCTACTGGTGACGCTGCTGCGGCTGCTGCTGCCAAAGCTGCGGCTGACAAGGCTGCCTCAGATGCGGCTGCCAAAGCTGCGGCTGATGCTGCGGCCAAAGCAGCTGCTGATAAAACAACTGGCACAAACTCAACTGGTTTGGCTTATGCCTTGTCTCAAGGCATGACAGCGGCCCAGTATTACCAAAACATTTTTGACTTCTATAAAAAGAATTCTGGTTTGTCTGACTCCATGCTGCGAACTGAGATGGATAGACTTGGCATCAGTCCACAGGATGTGGCCACAGCCACTGGTGTTGATGTGGCTGGAGTTTTGTCACGCTATAACGCAGCCAAGGCCACAACGGCAGCAGAGATTGCAGCCCAGCAAAAGGCCCAGGCTGATCTGGCTGCGCGTCAAGGTCAATGGGCTGACCAGCAAAAAGCCAATGAGACTGCATGGGCAGCACAACAAGCTAAAAATGCTGCTGATTGGGCTGCGCAGCAAAAGCTCATGCAAAATGCGCAGAATGCTTATGCCAAAGCCCCATTGACTCTCGGCCAGAAGTTTGGCAGCTATGAGTCCATCCCAATTGGCGCTCAATATAACCCTGCTGTGACTCCTGGTGGCGCGTCACCCTACAGCATGGTAATGAGCCAGATGACCCCATTCCAAAACCCTTATGCCAACTTTGTGCCTGGCACGGCATTGGGCGGCTATAACCCAAATCTGTATAACCAGATTGCTGTCAACAATGCTGATGCGGCTGCGGCCAAAGCGGCTGCCGAAACCAAAGCGGCCAATGATGCATTGCTGATGACTGGTGCGGCTGGTGCTGGTGATGCAACTTCTGCGGCTGCGGCTGCAACTGCTGCCGATTCTGCTGCGGCTGCGGCTGCAAGCGCTACTGGTACAGCACCAGGCAGTGATGGATCACCAGGCTCTGGTGCGGCCATGGGTGGATTGATCACCAGTGTTTGGGGCAATAACCCACCTGGTCCAGATGATGGCGCTAAGTATTTGGACATTGGCGAATATGTGATCAGGAAGTCTTCAGTTGATAAGTATGGCCGTGGACTTTTGGACATGATCAATGAAGGCAAGATGCCAGCCAAGAAAATCAGATCATTATTGGATTAAGGGGAAAGAATATGTCTAAAGGTGGTGGAAGCACACAAACAAGCTCGACTTCTATTGATCCACAGATCAAAGAAGCGTTTTTAGCCAATTTCCAGCAGGCCCAAGGTGTTGCCGGTGCATTGCCGATCCAGCAGATTGCTGGTCTCAATCCAATGTACCAGGCAGGCGAGGAGGCTCTGGTCAATACGGCCCTTGCTGGCCCAGGCATCACTGGCACTGACATTGCAGCCCAAATGGCCGGTTATGGCGGTTTCTACCAGCCTGCTGAAATTACAGCTCAGAAGACTAATTTAGGACTTGGTCAAGGACCAGGCACTATTGGCTCTTACATGAATCCATATACAAGTGCAGTGCGCACCAACGCATTGGCTGATTTGGAATCTGCACGCCAAGCTGCCATCAGGCAGACGGGCCAGCAGGCCATGCAAGCCAAGGCATTTGGTGGATCACGCCAAGGTGTGGCCGAGGCTTTGACTAACCAAGGGTTTGCCAAGCAGGCGGCCACACTTGGAACAACTTTAAACGAGCAGGCATTCAATCAGGCCATGGCCATGCAGCAGGCTGACATTGCACGCAAATCAGCAGCAGACTTGGCCAACCAGCAGGCAGGCTTGCAAGGTGCGCAGTTTCGCCTGGGAGCTGCCGGCCAGCTCGGTAATTTGGCTGCACAACAACAAGCATTGCGTCTTGGTGGCGCTCAAGCGGTCATGGGCGCTGGCGGTGCGCGTCAGGCTCTGGAGCAGCAACAAATGGATGCAATCCGAAATGTTGGCTTGCAACGTCTTGGTGTGGTCCAGTCTTCATTGGGTGCGCAGCCTGCAAACCTTGGAATGCAGTCTGTCACGCCCCAGTATTCAAACCCAGCAGCTGGCGCTTTAGGTGGCGCATTGGCTGGTGGTAAATTGTTTGGAGTACCTGGTGCAATTGGTGGCGGTATTCTTGGTCTTTTGGCTGGGGGATAAAAAATGGCTGACTTTGATTTTCAAGGCTTATTAGGCAATTTGTTTGGTGGCGGTGGTGACAGTGAGATTGAAAAATTACTGTCTCCCAAGCAACGAGAGCAATTGTCTATGCAGGCCACACTGGCTGCTGCTGCCCAATTGCTCCAAGCCGGTGGCCGTGGCCCACAACGCATTGGCCTTGGCCAAGCACTTGGATCAGCTTTGCAAGCAGGCCAAGGGGCTTATGAAAAAGGCACTGCTGGTGCTGTCCAAAATTTGCTTTTGGGTCAAAAGCTAAAAGAAGGGCAAACTGAACTAGATTTCAACACACGCATGAGAGAAATGCTCATGCCAAAGCCTGCTGGTGGTGTTGTTCCACAAACAGTTGGTCGTGTTGGGGCAATTACAGCGCCACCAGAAGTGGCTGGACCTTTTGGTCCAACTCCAACACGCCAAGCGTTAATCCCTCCAACTGAAATGATTTCAGCACAACCAAGTGCAGCTCGACCTGGTGGAATGTTTGCTAATCTAACTCAAGAGCAAAGAGCAATTGCTGCATTTAATCCAAAAGTAATGTTGCCAAAGATTTTTGAAGAGTCATTAAAAGCTGATTCTTTTAGACCAATGAGCAAAGAAGAGGTCACGGCAATGGGATTAGACCCCAGAAGTGTTTATCAATTAAATACCAGAACTGGTGAGCCAAAGTTACTTAACAAATATGAGGGTGTATTTGGTGGTGGATTGCAGGGCAATGCCTATGATGTTTTGTTGACCAAAGAAGTAAACACTCCAGAATATGCTTTGGCTTATCGTGCTTTGAGCCAGCCTGTGCCAGTTGAAAAAGTACAACCTGATGGATCGGTAAAAATATCTTATGAGATACCGATGCCAATTCCAACATCATTTGCAAAACCGACTTATGGTGGGAAATTACCAACAGCAAAACAAGCCGGTGGTGCAATGCCTAGTGGCGCTCAAATGCCAACTCAGGCAGCGCCTAGTGGACCAATGGAAGCGCAGCCTGGTGGATTGCAAGGAGCTGGTGCTAAATCAACACCATACGCGCCAACATCAGGCCAAATTGGAGAAGCTAAAAAACAAGCTCTGACAATTGAAAAATTAGTTGGTTCTCTTAATGCGCTTGAAACCAGTATTAAGCAAGAGGGTATGCAAATTGGTGGAATGGGTAAGGCTGGAGGAACGCAAGAAGCACGATTCCAAGATTCAATTTTGCAATTAAAAGAATTGCAAAATCTTGGTGTTTTAAATGGACCAGATGAAAGAATTTTGCTCCAGCAACTGGCCAATCCAACTCAATTGTCTTCATATCTAAAAGGATATGGCGGCCCAGATTATGTATATTCAAAAATTACAGAATTAAAAGAAAAAGCACAGCGTGAATTGCAAATGATTAACCGGCAATTCCCTGTCCCAGTAACTGGTCAACAACCAGTTATCCCCGCAATGCCTCAACGCTTTGCAACGCCACCAGGAATCGGTGACATACTTAAACGATACCCAGGCGCTGGAGGTTAAAAATGGCTGATGTAACACTAGAAGAACTGTATAAATCTTTGGCGGCAGCAGACGCTGCCAACGATAAACCAGCAGCACAAAAGCTAGCTGATTACATTCGAATGCTTCAGTCTATGCCACCTGGCACTGACATCAACAAGACCACTGGCGCGCCAGTCGGTGTTCGAGCAGCTGTAGGCGCTGCCACCACTGGCGAAGACAAGCTGTCAACACTCAGAAAATTCTTTCCTGATGCCCAGCAGTACGACAAAGACAACTTCATCTATACGGACCCAAAGACTAAACGCCCAACGCTAATGAACGAAAACAACCCTGTTTTCTTTGGCATTCCATTGCCCACAGTGGGCGACATTGCTGGTGCTGCACCAGAAATTGTTGAGATGGTTGGCTCTGGTGTTGGCGCTGCCGTCATGTCTCCATTTGGGCCGCCTGGCATGGTTGCTGGCGCTGGTGGTGGTGGTGCATTGTTTAAGAAGCTCTACGAAATGGGTATGCAGTATGGCGGCCCAACTGTTGAGACTCGCCCAGGTATGGAGCAAGCCACTGGAGTCACTAAAGACATCACAGTCAATGCCGCTGGTCAAAGGTTTGGCCAGTTGGTCGAGGCCGGCCTGCCAAAGCTATTGACTCCAATCCAAGAAAAGATTGCAGGCATTCGGCAAGGTGTACCGCAGGCCGCTGCCCGTCTTGGCATTCCATTGCCTGCCGGTGTGGCCACACAAAGCCCTGCGATTCAGCGCCTTGAAGCTGGCCTATTGCAAACGCCTGGTGGCGCTCAAGTCATTGGCCCCATGTATGACGAGATGGGCAATGTCATGGGTACTCGCGCCACAGAGATTGGCGAACAACTCTCACGTGCAACTAAAGGACCTGGTGTCACACCTGGTGTGATGTTTACAGAAAAAGGTGGTTTAGGTAAGTTTGTGCAAGAAACAGCAGATGTTGCTGGCAAGCGCTTTGCACAAAGACGCGAACAATTAGACGATATTGTAGCCAGTGCCGTAGGTCCACAAAACAGATTTGCAGCAACAAATACTGCCCAATTGGTGGCTGATCTTCAAGCTGAAATTGCTAAAAGCCCTCAAACACTTGGACCAATTTATCAACCAGTCATTGATCGGGCCATGCGTATTGTGACTGATGCAAAGTCTGGTTTTGGCGGTGTGCCATTTTTTGCTCTTAGAAAAGAGCGAACAAGTATTGGTAAAGATTTAGATCGCCCTGATATTTCTGGTCTTACAGATACATCAAATTTTGCGCGTTTGTATGATGCATTGCGCAAAGATGTAATGGCTGCGGCTGACCAGTCTGGTGACATTGCAAGCCGAGCAATCAAACTCCATGACCGATATGTGCGTTTTAACCGCGAAGTCAATCTGCCTGCATTACAAAAAATTGTGGACCAAGACTTAGATGTGGCAGCCGCCAACATGGCTCTGTCTGGCACAAAGGATGGCATTGGCCGTTTGCAACTGCTGCGCAGAAACTTTAAACCTGATGAGTGGGACACAGTATCAGCATCAGTTTGGCAACAACTTGGCAATGCCAAGGCTGGTGTCAGAGAAGGCGCTGAAATGGGAACTAACAGCTATCAATTTAGCCCCACAACATTTTTGACCAACTGGAATAACTTGAGCGACAGCGCCAAAACAGTATTGTTCTCCGGTGATCGTTATCGCAACATTATTCCAGCCATGAATGACATGGTAAAAGTGGCAACTGGGGCGCGTGAAACTGGCAAGATGGTCAACACATCAAACACTGCTGGCGCTCAAATGGTGACATCAGCATTGCTTGGTGGTGGCGGCATGGTCGGTGGTGGTGCTGCTGGCCTAGATGCCACAAGCGCATTGCTTGGTGGTGCAGCTGCTTTAAGTGGCTTGGTATTGACCAGCAACACGGCTGCCAAGCTATTGGAAAGCCCAAGGTTTATTCGCTGGGTGTCTGATACCAGCAGGGCCGTGGTCAATAACCCCAACTCACTAAGCGCTCAGATTGGTAAATTGATGGCCATTGGCCAAGCAGAGCCAGGCATGAAAGACGCAATTGAGACCTACTACAAGCAGATCAAATCTGTCACTGGCCAATAAGGAGTAAACATGGCTGGATTACTTGATGACGTTTTAGGCTGGATGCAAGACCCCAGACGCACCCAGCAATTGCAGGGTACGGGTAGGGCAATCCAACAAGGTCTTTTAAGTATTGAAGAGAAAGACAAGAAGTTTCAAGACCTATATGACAAGGCATTTGGTGACCCAAAAAATATAGCCAAAGTCACAAACAAGAAGGCTTTGTCTGAACTGACCGAGATGGCCATGGCTGGCCCATTGTCATTTGCCCCAGTTGGGATGACAAAACGCATGAGCGCAGCAGAGGCAGCAGCTGCTGGATATTGGCATGACATTGGCGCTGGTAAAAAATTACCAATCCCCATTGGGGAAATGACAGCCCAGCGTGAAATGCTAAAAGATTTGCCACCCAAAAAGATTATTACCCCAGAAAAAATGCAAGGTGGTGCAATTGTTCCATTCCATGGTGATCGATCAATTGCTGGCCAAAACTTGCTTGGCATTGGCAGCACAAAGTTTGAAACCCCAGTCTATCTTGAGGGTGGCTATGACTTTATGAGAACGCATTCACCAACTGGCTCAATCTGGGCCTCTGAAAAAGGTGCGTCTCAAGCTCTTCAAAATCAAATCAATGAAGCAGCCAAAGTTGGATCAGGTGATGTTTATGGTGTTTATTCGGCAATGGGTCCATTGTCAATGAACTACAACACCATGATGTCTGATGCCCTGCTTGAGCAAATGAAGGCTGGGAAAATAACCAAAAAAGCAATAGCAGCTTTTGACAAAGAAGTTAAGTCTATTCGGCCAGAGTGGAAAGGTGTGATGAGTCCAGAATCACGCGCTCAATTAGAAAGCAATGGTGCATTGCGCCATGTCTTTGTAGACAGGATGCAGCTTGATAAATTTCAAAACGCTGGATTCCCTGACATTTCCTATACAAGATATGCAATCACAGACCCATTGCTACTCAATGAGCCAATGTATTCTGGTGGACTATCAATTGGGAAAATGGTTCCAAATGCTGAACTAATTACAAGCCCCAAAATCCCACACAAAACATATGACACGCAATTGCCTGGTGAGTATTTTGGCGGGTTTGAGAAATCAATTCCAAAAGAAATTCTGTACCCAGACTGGTACAAGATGCGCAGAGAAATTGGAGCGCCAGAGAGTGGTGATGTCAGGTCTTTTCAGCTTGCAAAACCAATCCAGCCAACAAATCAAGAGTGGCTTGATAATATTATGAAGTTTTTAAACCCATAAGCTCTTTTAGGTTTATCAGCACAAGATCAATTCGTCTTTGTGTTTCAAGATTGAAGTCAGCTGGCTCAGTTTGCTCAGACTCTACGGCTGATTCAATAAACATTTGCAATGTATTGATTGCCTCAAGTTTCTCTTCTTGAGTCATTTTTTCAATTGATTTCATACTGTTCCCCCAAAAAACGCGGCCACAAGTGGGTCGCGTTTTACTACCCGTCTTTTCTGCCTGCGTCTGGCAGCGTCAAAGTCTTTGTCGTCTGCACTCATTTTGTCGCGGTACTTTTTGATGCGCTCTGAGCCTGGCACTGGCCCAGGCGCTATGGCATCTTCACCCTCACCCCAAGACCACAGAGGCCGCCACTGGCCATTTGCATGGACCTTGGTGAATCCTGAGATGTGGACCAGATCATGGCGGTGCAAGTCAAACAGGATTCTCGCTGCACTGCGCCTGGCACAAAAGCACAGCTTGGCCAAGTCCACATCAGAAAGATTGTCTTTCTTCTGAAGTGCTGCCTCAATGGCAGGCTCTATACGGGGTTTTAAGCCTCTGGCCATGTGCTGGTCTCCATTCTGGCTTTTAAGCGCTCCAGCATGGTCCTGACCACGAATGCACGGGTTTTGACTTCATTGGGGATTGCATGGCCAAAGACTTCTGGGTGCAGAAGGTCATTGACCAGGTCAAGGCAGGCATCAATGGCCGGTGGCAATTCTTTATCGGTCATAGACTTTCTTTACTTGCCAGCCAAGAGGCTTCCCAAACCTGATACATACGACCATGACAGGGGAAGTCTTGCACCTTATAGTCAGGGAATGTTTCTTTGCACCATTTTCTGTATGCAATTTTAATTTTTGTCCCAGGCTTCACAGATCACCTCGCCTGTATTCTGCCAATGTTATAGATTCAATTTGATCCACAAAGCTCTGCAAAAGCAAATGAGCAATGTCCACATCAGTGCCTGCAATGTATGCGTTATTGAGGGTCATTGATTCATCAAAGTCTGGCTCATAAGGCGCGCCAAGTGAGTCAACTGACCCCTTTTCTGCTGGGCTGTATTCCACAAAGAACATTAAATCGACACCCTCGATAGTGCAAGGGAACTCGAATAAGCCTTTTGGGCATGGGGGTGTAGGGCCGTAGTTCATGCTCAACCCCTCCAAGCCAACATCACGCCAATGCCACCAAAGATGATGATGGCCAAGGTGCATTCGATTAAAGCGGTAATGATTTTCTGTTTCATCGGTTTCTTTCGTTTAAGTGAATAGGTGTTACGAACTATGACAGAAATAAACTTTCTGTAAACATTTATTTTTATCTGTTGTTTTTATACATAAAGCGCAATTAGAATGCGCCCATGGAATCAATTCACACTATCAGGGCAAGGGCCAAGGCTCACAAGATCACCATGGCTGCGGTGTGCGAGGCCGCTGGCATCCAGCAGTCCCAAGTCAGCCGGTGGCTGTCTGGAACTGTGGAGCCTCTGTGGACATCAGTCAATCAATTGCACTTGGCTCTTGACAAACTGATCGACCAATCACCAGTCCACTGCGACTGAGGCAGCAGCTGCTGGCGCAGAATCTCTGCCGGCCACCACCCCAAAGTCAGATGCAGCCGATGGCTTTGCACCACCAAGCGAGTCACCCTTGGCCAAGAGCATGATGTTGTTCAAGCCATACGACACACCCTTATTGCCTGCCTGGTCATAAGCATAGGCATTCAGACTGACACGGCCAAAGTCGCCAGAGACTATGTCTTGGCTGCCCAAGATGTCATGGCCATGGGCATCCACTGCACCAGGCTTGGCCGTTGACTTGGTGTTGAAGAAGTAATGGCCAGCGTACTCTGGGCCAAGAGGTGAGCCATCAGACTTGACTTCAGTGTCGCCATCACGCAAGGGATTGCGCACAGTCTTTGGAATCTTGTCACCAAACTTGGCAGTCAATGCGGCCTTGGCTGCCGCTTTCAATTGGTTCACAGTCTCGGTGTCTGTCTTTGGGACAAGCACTTGAGTTGAGAACTCTTCTTTGCCATTCATCTCATTTTTGCGAGCAGTCAATGCTGAGAAATAAGAGAAGCGAACTTTACCGGTTACAACGCGAGTAGACATTTTTGATCCTTTTAAGGTTTAAGGGTTTTTACGTTTCTGTCGTTAAACAGAAATTGCACTTTAGCACAAATCAGATATGATGCAAACAACTTAAAACGAGGAAACCGAAATGCAACTATTCCCCCATCAGCAAGAGGCCAAGCTCTTCTTACTGTCTAGGCGCAGGGCCATACTGGCCGACCAGCCCCGTGTTGGTAAGACGCTACCCACAGCAGCTGCTGCACTAGAAAACCTACCCGCACTTATTGTCTGCCCTGCCATTGCCAAGACAGTCTGGGAGGCAGCTTTCAGTAAGCTGGCCCCCAATGTCTCAGTCCATGTGGTCAATGGAAAACGTGGCGCTTCAGAAGTCAACAGTGCCGATGTCACCATCATCAACTATGACGTTTTGCAATATGCACAAACGAATGTGGACAGATATAACACGCTAGTCTTGGATGAGTGCCACAGAATTAAGAATCCAAAAGCCCAAAGGACCAAGGCTGCAATGCTGGCCATGAAAAAGATTGGCCATGTCTATGCTCTGAGTGGCACGCCCATCCCAAACAGGCCCATCGAGTTGTGGCCCATCTTGCACGGCCTTGGCATCTACAGAGGCGGCTGGTACGACTTTGCAGGCCGTTATGCAAAGATGTGGTCAGCCCCATGGGGCTTGGACACCAGTGGCGCGTCTAACCTGGTCGAACTTAAAGAGCTGATGAAGCCCCATGTCCTGAGACGCAAAAAAGAAAACATCTTCAAAGACTATCGTGACCCACAAGTCAGCCTGATCACCTTTGATCTGCCCAATGACAAGCGAGAGCAAGAGTTTGATGCCGATGCCTTGATGGCCAACCCCAATGCGCTCATGGCCTTTGAAGGCTTGGCCGAGATCATGCGCGAAGCAGGGATGCGGAAGGTCAAGGCCGCCAGTGAATTTATTGATGATTTACTCCAGGCCAATGAGCCAGTGGTGGTGTTTGCCCACCATAAGGATGTGGTGGCCGAGTTGGAGAAACTGCTATTTGTCCACAAACCCGTCATTGTGGTGGGAGACACATCACGGGCCAAGCGCGACAAAGCCATTGCCGATTTCCAGTCTGGCCAGACCAAATGCATTATTGGCAACATTGCCGCCATGTCTGAAGGTGTGGACCTATCGGCTGCCGACACGATTGTCTTTGTCGAATGCACTTGGTCCACCTCGGCACTGGAGCAGGCATCAAGCCGTGTGGAAAACATCAATAAGTCAGGCATTCCACCCGTCATCTACATTCTGACCATCAAAGCAAGCCTAGACCACAATGTGCTGGCCAAGGTCCTAAAGAAGCTCAATGTCGTCAACCAAATTATTTAACCAGGAGAAACCATGCAACATGAAACCCGAAAACACGCCCGACTCTCAGCCTCACGCACCGACAGATTCATGCAGTGCCCAGGCAGCTACCGCCTCGAATCCCTCATGCCCTACGAGCCAGCCGGCGAGGCTGCTGCCATCGGCACAGCAATCCATGAACTCTCTGAGATCATTCTGTCTGGCAATCAAGTCCCTGCCAACGCCGACAAAGACCATGTGGCCATGGCCCAGCTTTATGCAGACTTTGTCAACACTCTGGTCGAGAATCCGCGCAAAAAGCTCATCGAAGTAAACCTAGACGAAGGCCTC